CGTATTCCGCATAACCGCCACCACCGCCACGATAGGACGTCTCGCCTACCATGTGCCTGGTATAACCGGGCATGAGGTATCTGGAGATATAAACATCTTCCTTGTGGAGCTGGATAGTGTTGACATCAATAGCGATATCAGGAGGCGGCGATCGCACGATACCCATCTGAGCCATTTGCACCTGCTCGTCTTTCCCTGCCTGGTGCATCAACCCGATCATGCGATTGGCCGACTGCTCGATAGTTGGAATTTTATCCGCCATTGGCTCCCGCCTCCTCTTTGGTCATAATGTTTTCAAATTCCAGTTCCAGTTTCATGGTGTGCAGACCATTCTCAAAGATATGGCTATCGCTCTTGATCCAAAACTGGCCTTTGAAATATTGCTCCTGCACGGCAATGGAATAGGGAGCTACCACCCGATAATCGCCCAGCATATCTAAGGTGCCGGTTCTATCAGGGCCTTTTAGCAACGATTCGATTTCCTGCTGCGCATTGGCTTTTGGATTGGTCTTATATACATCCTGTATCAAGCCATATTTTTTGATTTGGTCATCTTCGGATTGATAGCCGGTGGCATTCCCCTCTGCATCAGTGATCACGACCTGATTCACCATGTTTTCAATGCTTTCGGCAAACCGTTCATTCAACACATTGGTATACCCATTGGCTTCGTAGTCCTCGATGAGAGTCCCCTTTTCGACTACATCCAGCTTACTGCCATTCATCAGCAAGGCATATTTCTTCTTGGTTTGCTTCGCCGCCTCGGTATACGCCATGAGAATAATCTGATAGCCAGATTTCCTGACAGCAATGAAAGAAACGGGCGTCCCTGTAGCAAGGATATTGCCCGTTTCGATTCCCAGTTCATTACAAACCAACTCTGTGATACTTTCAGGAGTCATGTCTGTAAATTTACGTGTAGTTTTGCTTTTATTTAGGATAAACAAATTGTCATAGGCAGTGACCGAGACTTTGGACGCCTGCACGTCCCGCTCCAGATGAAATATATGCCCATGGAATCGAAGCGTGCCGTCCTCATCGTACCCATATACCGTATCGCCATTATCCAATGGATGATTAGGTAGGTTAGGATCTCGATAGTCCTGCACTACATCAAATACCAGCCGGCGGGCTGCCTGCAAACGGGACCCGGACCACTCGATGCGGCTGATTAGCTGCGTGATGTCATCTACATGCTGAGTCTTTTTCCCATCACTATCAGTCGTTATGTATTCGTGCTTGACAATCATTTGATGATCAACCTGCCAATCTTATCAGCGTTATTGATAGCCAAATCTTTCAGATCATTGCTTTGGGCAATACGACGCCATTTATTGGCCTGCCCGTAGCATTTCTTGGCCACGTCCACCACATCCTTCGCCTTTTTCAGTTTAGCTGCCGAATCTGCTTTTTTGTCTGGCGATGGTCTGTCTTTCAAGCCCGTGGTCTTATCTACCTGCTTATTGTTGTTGGCAAGTGGCGTATTCAGATCCTTGTACTCAGTGAGAGTCAAAGCGTAGTAGATATCCCGACTTCCATCCTGTTCTTTGTAATCGAATTTCATGATACCGGTCATAAGGTTGACCGGCGAATCAGTGATAATGATTCTGACAGGCTTTCTGCTTTCCTTCCACTTCCTTAGTTTTTCGACGAAAAAAGACGGTTCGAGTGCATCCCCAACTACGAAGGGGTAGTCATGTACCGAAACTGGGAAAAAACACTGAAAAGAAATCCGTTGCGCCTGAGGCAGCCCAAAGACGAGTGCCTCGCCTACCTGCTCGACGTTGACAACCTTATTCCCCTGCCCGGTAGATACCTCGTATACACGCGGCGTAACAGGCAGCGTGACTTTTTCTGTTTCACAAGAAAGAATGATCTGCCGCTTTGAGCTGCCTCCGCCTAAGATTGCGGAGGCGATATTTAACGCGGTACCAAGTGCTCCCCATGCTTTCATTACGCACCTCCGTAGTTTGCATAGCCCTGTTCGAGGGCTCTCATGATGGTATAAGCGATTTTGTCCATATCGGCTTCGTTTCTCACAACGAACGTATTTCCCGTAACCATGACAGAGTTCCCAGATGCGGTCGAATTCTGTACTTCACGGGAAATGATCTGTGCTGTTTTCCCCGCAGGATAGATCCGGCTGCCCTGCGGCAGGTCGATGAGTTCGCCACCGTGTTCATTGATTTGCGCCAAACCGCCAGAGAAATGCATATCCCCTACGGCGTCCATCGGCACGCTGTCACCGACACGCACAGTGCCATCGCTTCCAAAAGAGTAATGACTCATAGCACTGGCAGAAATCTGCGAAATTTTAGAGGAAATCGGTGCCATGACGTTTGCTTCAAACCATGCTGCTGCGCCGCTCCATGCACCCTGCACTGTGCTCCACGCATCCGTAAACGCGGATCCGATGTCAGCTCCCGTAGTCCCTGCGCTAGCGTCAATAGGATCCCAGACGGAAGCGTCATACCAGCCCGCTGCATCGCTCCACTGTCCTTTGATGGACTCGACGGCTTCCTGTCCGTGCGCCTTGAGTCCTTCCCAGACGTTATTCCACAAGTCTCCGATCACCTTCGAGCGTTCTTCCGTTGCCTGCTCCATGGTTTTAGTGATGTCGTCATAGTCCTCGTAGGTCATACCGCGGGACGCATTGTCCCGATACATGGTCGCTTCCTTCATAGACTGCAGACGGCCTGCGCCAAAAGTGCCATTAGCAAGACCGTTCCCGATATAGTTGCCGAAAACGCTGCCACCCAGTCCACCGATAATCGAGCCTATCAGTGCGCCGGGAACGGCCCCTATGCCGCCGAAAGCACCTCCGATGGCCCCGCCGGCCAGCGCGCCAGCTTTGGAACCGGCATACATGCCGGCAAGTGAGCCGCCCGCCTTTAGGGCTGCAGCGCCACGTTCTTCCGGCGCTGCCCGGTAGACCTCGTAAGCAGAAGTGGCAAGAGCAGCGCCCATCATGACGCGTCCGAAGATTTTTCCGTACCGGGTGGCTTTCCCTGCATCAATCTTCCCATCCGCTTTTGTACCGGGGATAGAGCCAGCTCCGCCGATGCCTGTGCCGCCAGAGCTTACCGTACCATTGACGATAACTGTGTTGGCAGACACCACCATGTCATTTAATGCACCGTTCCTGCCACCGGCAATGCCTCCAGTCTTAGGATGCAGCACATTTGAGACAGCATCGACGCCGTTCTTCGTCAACTTTGCGATCTTATAGAGCGCCCCGGCCAGCGCCCCGCCGGCTAGAACGGAGCCTACGCCATCAAGCTGCAGGAACTTGTTCTTCAGATCGACGACGAGCGTCCCGACTATATCAAATACGTCACCAAAATCCAGCCCGTCCTTGATATTTTCATTGAACCGATTTAAGAGCTTCGTACCCTCCTGCGCCAAATCGCGAAGGCCGCTAGATACGTGGCCACTCAGCAGGTTTTTCGTCAGCCCGTCCCATGCGCTTGAAAGATAGGTCAGATCGCCCGCCAAATTATCCAGGCGAGTCTTTGCCATCTTATCCGCGGCACCGCGTGAACCGTCGATGGCTTTCGTCAGCCGTTCGAACTTGTCATCCGATTCGTTGACGATAGCCAGTAAACCGGACATGGCTTCCTGCCCGGCAAGATCAGAGGCAACTTTACCTTGCGTGGCTTCGTCGAGGCCTTTGAAACCTTTTCGCAAATCCAGCAGAATCTTCCGGAGCGGTTTCATCTTCCCTGTTGTCGTGTCGATGGCAGAGAACCCGCCGTCGATGTGCTGGCTCAGTGTCGCCATCGCTTCTTTCACGTCTTTTGTCGGCGATACCAGACGAGTCATCAATGCACGAAGCGACGTGCCGGCCTGCTCCCCTTTGACACCGCTGTCTGCCATTGCGCCAATAGCGAGCGCCGTGTCCTAGATGTTATAGCCAAGAGCCCCCGCAAGCGGCGCTACATACTTGAATGTGTAACCCATCTTTCCGACATTGGTATTAGAATTGGCAGCCGCTGCAGCGAGCACGTCAGCGAATTCCCCTGCTTCATCAGCTCCCATTTTAAAAGACGTCATAGCGTCCGTTACGATGTCTGATACCGAAGCCAGGTCTTCGCCAGAGGCGGCAGCCAGATTCATGATGCCAGGAAGACCGCCGATCATTTCCTCAGTCTTCCAGCCCGCCATGCCCATATAAGTGAGCGCCTGCGCCGCCTCTGTCGTGGTGAATTTCGTTTTCGCCCCCATCTCCAAAGCAGACGCCGTGAGCTTCTGAAATTCTTCGTCTGTAGCACCGGAAATCGCCTTGACGCCGGACATGGTCTGCTCGAAGTCCATGTAGCTTTTCACAGTATTATAAATACCAAAGCCGACTCCCGCACCACCAAGCATCTGCAGCGAAGTATTCATAAGCATGCCAGAAGCAAGCCCATCAAGACTGCTTTTCAGCTTGCCGCCCTTCTGTACTAGGTTAATAGCTACCTCTTTCGAACGGATACTGTTCATCTGGTTCCTGATCCGGGTAATCGCAGGCGTTGCCTTATCCGTCACGGATACTGCCGCCCGATGATTTCCCTTGATCCCAGAAAGTGCGCTGGCGGTCTTCTTGATTTCGGCCGCAGACTTGACAGCAGATGCCGCCAGTCTGCCATTGGCCGTCGTCAGCCGGTCGACCGCCGACAGCGAACCCACTACAGAAGTTTTAAACCCAGAGACGTTTTTCTTCGCGGTCTTGATAGCAGCCGTCATCTTATCCCGCATCTCAAGCGTAGCGCTCAATACATACTGGCTCATCCTATCACCTGCCTTGTCATGCCTACTGCGGCCAGTTTGGCCGCCCTCTCATCCTCTGCCTCCATAGCCGCATGGCAGAAAATCTTCTCGACCGGCGACAGTGAGAAGAAATAAGAGAGAGAATGACCATGGGAAACTAAAAAGGCCGCCGTGGCAGCCTCCCAGTTCCCTTCAATCAGTTTTTTGCGTCGTCGTGAACCTTTCGCACGATGTTTTTGTTATAACCTGCACAGTCAAGAATAGCCACGGCGATCCGAGTCATTTCACCTGCATCAAACAGCTTACGCACAATATCCGTCGGTTCCACGCACCCATAGGCCTCCTGCAGCTTGGCATCTTTCAGATTCGGGGATACTACGCAGTTCAGCACGAGATACGCATCTCCATCCCCCTCCGTAGCTTTGGATTCGAGCACCATCGCTGCCGTCGGTTTCTTTACCGTGATGACGCCGATGGATGTTTCCATGTCATACTTTTCTTTCTTCGCCGCTGCTACGGCTTCTTTCATTTCGATCAGCTCTTCAATACTTACAGCCATTCTCATACCTCGCTATTCTACTGTTTCAATAAATTTCGCGTCCTCAGGAGTGAATCCGAATGGGAATTCCTTCTCGACCACTTCACCCTTCTTGAAATTCATCAGGGCAAGCTCATTAAAGAATACGTTATCAATGGACACGCGTTCCTTCTGTCCATCTACGGCATCCGGATCATCCAGCAGCCCCACAAGCGTAGCTCTCGGATCATGGCCATTTTTCCATTCCTCCAGATAGGCATTAATGTTGCGGTTGATGACAGACTTGATTGTCAGCGTACCCGAACCGGTGAGGGATACGATTTTGGAGTCTTTGGAATTGCCAATCAGCACATCCTCGCGGTCTGCCGTTACCTTACATTCAAAGGATTCAATTTCAAAGAGAAGTTCCCCATCCCACCATACTTTGCCATGAGAGCCGTTCCAGCGACGGCGGCCTCTGTATTTCACATCTTCTGCAGCTCTAGCCATTATTCATTGCCTCCTACATTACATAGCAAATACAATTTTCAGATCTTCCATGGCGTTGACTGGCTTCACACTGCCAGCCAGTACCACATTAGTACCTGTATTGTACTGACGAATCTGCATAGCCGTCATGGTGGATGTATCTTCCCCGTGGAGCTTAGCATAATTCGCCTGATACTGTTCATCGATATCTACCGTGTTATTGCCGTCACGGTCAATAACATTGCCTTTGATTTCATCGAAGTACACCAGAATAGCGGTGATGAAGAGCATTTTATGGTCATAGTCATTGATGACTTTGCCAACATAGTACTTCTTGAACGTATCACGGATATCATCGGTAATCATATCGACCGCTTCCATAATTTTGATGTAGCGGAAATCTTCGCCTTTATCAGTGGTGAAGGTAGTCAGAGAATTGCATGCACGGGCAATCTTGACTCCATCCCCATCCTGTTCATCAAAGAGAAGCAGCTGGCCTTTATCAATAAGAGAATCGATATCTTCATACTGTTCTACCTCTTCGACTTCGGTCAGCTTGAAATAGGTGGCAGAACGGTCAAGCGCAAGGCCGGCCAAAATACCGGTGATACGAGCGGTGTACTGGAGAGCAGTGTAGGTGGTATACACCGGCTTTCCCTTGGAATCGGTATCAGTCTTTACCTTGATGCCGCCGGTACAGAAATTGATGATGCCTTCATGGTCCGCTGCCTGATTAGCTACCACAGCCTTGAAAGTCTTTCTCTTGTTTCCGCGTTCAGACTTGATCCAAGAAACGATATCCTGCTGCTCCTGTTCAGTACTGTTCGGATAGCAGAGATAATTCCATTTTACGCTTTCCAGTTTTGCAAGGATACCGGCCAGTTCCTGAGTTGGTTCAGAGATGTCTGCTTTTGGCAGAGTATATACCAGGATGCGAAGCGGTGTCCCCAGCAAGCACTTTTTAATCAGATCTACGTTTTCCGCAGTCAGTCCTTCATCTGGAATGTCAGAAACATCGTTGATTTTGTAGTACTTGCTGACATCAGTTTCCTCATTTTTGAGGATCATCGCCACAATGCCTCGAGCGCTGCGCTTGATGGCCGTAGTTCCCTTGGTTTTAAAATCAATCAGTACCTGTGGCAATCCAAAAACTTCAGCTTCATTTGCCATATTGTTACTCCTTCCTTAAATTGAGCGTCAGCTCTTCCATCAGTTCAAATTCTTCCTGACTCATGTCAGCGTCCGTGAACTGTAACCGGAAAATATAATGCAGCACTTCATCATGGACAGTGGTTTCGGCTTCCGGAATGGTGATGGCTCTATCTTCTACATAAAAGACAGGGCGAATCGCCAAATCGAGAATCTGACCAATATCATAAATCTTCATCCGGTCAATCCGTCCGAATAAGTCCTCATCAGGAATATACTGGATGTCAATCTCGATATTGCGGTCATGATATACGCCTTCCCCATCCATCGTAGATGTGTAGGGCTGCATTTCGACATAAAAATAAGGCGCATCCGACTTTTCAACGTTGTCAAAGTGCACCTTACAATCTGGAAATTTGTTTTTTAGTAACGCCGTAAGCGTTTTCTTGAGACTTCTATAGGTAATCATGAGAGCAAATCCTCCATAATGGTTTCTGCATCCGCTTTGAATTGCCTTTCCGTTTCCGCCAATCCTTCATGAAGCATCTTCGCACCGGGAACGAACCGCGTGCGGCCCTTCTCATCCTTCACCCACCCGCCCCCGCGCTTTCGTATGCGGTGCCCGAATTCTACGTGCCCCGCATAATGCGTATTGTTGTAAACTGTAGCAGCCCCCTTGGCGGCGCGGCTCCTATGCCAGCCGTTTCGAAGCGTACCGGTATCCACCGGTGTGTTGTCCTTGACACGACCGTTCAGAAGCTCCGCCTGCTGCGCGACGAACTTGTTTCTCTTAGTCAGTGATTGATCCAAAATGCTTTGCAACTTGGCATCCAGCTGGTCGAAGCCGGTGATTTCTTCACCCATCAGGCCTCCTCCCCTTCCCGTTCTGCGTTAATTTCCTTGTGAGTAGGATAGTTCAAAGCCTTACCGGCACGAAGCAGAAACTGCTGCTCCGCTGCCGTCTGAATGGCCAGAATGTCATTAGGCCGTATATCATACTGGGGGTCACAATCAATGCGGAGCTTTTGTGTCAACACATCGCCCCGATCGGACTGTTTCCCGGTCAAGCTGATTTCGTAGCTACCCAAATGGCAGGGAATCTCGTGATAGATTTCCTCAACCCTATAGTCGTCAGCTCCCTCTGCATCCAAAGAAGCGACTTGTCTGGACACAGTCATGCGGTCATTGTACATAAACTGTTTCAGCAACCGCTTCATTCCTACGAATTCCATGGCTGCCTACCTCCCACCTTGCGGAAACGGTTCAGCTTTGGTTTCAAACTCTCGAAGTCTGCTTCATGGGGATTTCCAGTAGAAGATACATCAGATACCGCAAAGGTAAATTCCGTATCATTCTGTTTCAGAGATTTCAGCGGTGCTTTTTCTCCTGAAGTCTCCGCATCCATCCACTTAGTAATAAGCTCCACCGCCGTATAAATCAGGCTATCAGGGAAATCCTCTCGGTGGCAGTAGTCCATCACATCCACTACAAACTTCTCCACGTACATTCGGAGCTTTGTATCGTTGATGATAGGCGATTCCTCTACCATGCCGTTATAATCCCCTTTGACCTCCATGATTTTGTCATAAATGGCCGCATTGGCTTCCTCTTGAGAAATATATTTCATCGCATCACCTACTTTCTAGGGTATCAAAAAAGCACCTGCAGCTCGCAAGTGCTTTTGCTTACCAATCTATATCTGGCAAAATATCTTTAAAAGGCCTACCCATAATCTTAAAGTTTGCCAATGCCTCATCAATAGAAGAATATCGGTAGTCATCATCAGTATCTGCACGTCCACAAGTATATTCTGTAGGATCATTGTAAACTCCTGTTTTGGAGTCAAACACTTCACCAATGAAATACCAATGTCCTTTATAAGAAAATGTTAAATCCTGTGCAGCATCTAAATACTCAATAAGCTCTCTGCGTGTCAATGATCTCACCTCAGATTCCTACCAACTTCTTTTCTATCAACTCGCAAGTGCTTTTGGTTTAAAATATCACTGTATCCCAAATTTCCTTATCAAATTGAGGAATTGCTTGCTTCGTTTTTATCGCACGCCAAAGTTTCTTCGCTGCTAATTTATACTCACTTGCAACAGGGTGTACAGGATCCAATAATGTAACACGCTCAAGAGAATGCTGTCCGAATACTTTTAAGTATTCCGTCTTTGCACGAGTTAAATCCGCCATTGCTATATCAAGATTAGTCCCGAATGCGTCTGCAGGCATATTAATCCCCCCGTTTATGCCATTAATATCAGACCAGCATGTTCGCCAGCACTTTTCAACAAGTGTTTTTTAGGGTTACATCGCATCCCAATCCAAATCTGGTAAAAGACTTCTGAATGGCTGTCCATCAAGGAATGTAGCATTCATAAAGGCCTCAAAATCAGGAAAATCCCAACATTCCTCATCTTTCAATGTATCATATACGCAAATATAGTATCTTAAATCACCCGGATCGTGCTCAACAGAATATCTAATTCCTTTATACCAAAATGAATTATTATACAGTGTCCAATTTTCCATCCCATCACGTAGTTGCTTTTCGCTTAACTGCAGCTTCAATCTCATTTTTCATCCACTCTCTTTCCCTATCGCCAAGCTCTTTCCCTTTATCAGGGCTTCCCGCCCATTTACCAGAAGGTTTCTTCTTCCATTGCCAAATATGCATATGCTCTCCGACTTCTCCAAAGGGATGTTTTTTGGAATTTCCATGTGGCCCGCAATGAATCTGTACCGCCATAAAACCATTGCTATCATAAAAATCAAAATCGTATTGTAAGTCATTTCTGTTAGATTGGTGCATTACTACGCTATTAGGTAATCCTCTACTTGGAGTCTGCTGATGAGCACTTTGTGCATATTTGGTAGCAATAATCGTCCCATCTTTTCGAGTAGGCCATTTCCCTTTGCCAGTTGGCACGAGTCTAGGTTCTATATAAGTATTATACCACGACCCATAGGTCATATTCTTTGGAACATGAATGGTTTTCTTTTCGTAATTCCTAGCTGTTCGAGTTCCATCTTCGTTATAGACGTCTCGCAAACTACCAGCGATAGTGCTACGACAATTCGGATGCAACGGTGGTGCATTTTCACCAGGGCGGTATTCATCAATGGAATAGACATGACCGTCATGTGACCGGCATATAGCAGAAGTACGCCTGTCTAATGTAGCAATAAAACGGTAGTATTTCATGCCGGACTCTTTGATACTGTCAGCGGCTGCACGATTCTGAACATAGTTCATTTCCGTCCGTACCAACCTTCTCGCATTGGAGAGCCCGGCATGCATTTTGTCTTCTACCATTTTTGCCATCTGAGGGACGGACAGCCCGCGGTGCAGCCCATTCGACACGACTGTGCGAAGGGCCGTGCCGAGCTGCTGGTCATTCTTCCAGATCCGCCGGCTATAGGACTTTCCGCTCCACGGAGCAGCGGCGATTTTTTGTGCCGTATCATCATCAATGGCGACATTCGCCTTCATGATTCCCGTCCGTTCTGCCACGTCATAAATGCCGTGGTAGAAACGATCCTTGTAGGCCTCCATCAGAAAATCCGTCATGCGGTCTTCTGTCTTGCGTCCCAGCCGGTCAAGAGCCTTCAGCGTTTCTGCATAGAGCTTATCCAGACGCGAAATGCGGCTTCGCATAGCGAGGGTGTCCAGTTCCTCCGACAGAACGCTGCCGTTCTCGATCCCCTGCAGGTATTCTTCCATGCTCATCCGCCAGACGCGATATTCATCGCCCGTCAACAGTCTGTGCGCTTCTGCCATAGATAGTTTGTTATCTTTCGCGAAGCGCCCATACAGAGCAGCGATGTCCCTTTGGATGTCAGCCAGAGCCTGCTCATAATACGCCGCCAGATCGCGCTCTACGGTAGTCTGGCAACGATTGTGCCACGCTTCCTCGTAGGCAGTGGCTCTAGCCGCCCAGTATGCTTCATTCTCTGACTGCTTATCCATGACTAGCCGACCTTGTGTTTCATCGCTACCATGCGAATAGCTTTGGATTCATATACACGATTCCAATTGGTGGCATCCGCCAGTTCCGCGCGAGTTGGGGATTCCGGATTGGCCCTCTTCTTGTTGGTCCAGGCTACTCCCCGTGGATGCATGATAAAGCAACGGCGGTTATAGAGCATGTCTACGCCAGCGCCGTCATCCGGGTCACGTTTGGTTTCGGTCTGCACGAAACGAACCGGAGAACCTTCGCCGTAAGCAATAGCACCGGTACCAAAGAAATAGGTGGTGTATACGCCAGCAGATACTGGGCATCCATCATCTACAATGACACGGCGGCCCTGGTATGTATCAAATTCCACATTGGTAGAATCTCTTTCGGTAGCAATGAGGTTCTTTTTCTTCAGATATGCTTTGGTAGCAGAATGCATCACCACAGCGGAAAGCTGATCCTGTGCATCGCCCATGAGCTGGAGGGTATCGATGACTGCAGAGGCAGAAATGTTGGCAGCTTCCCCTTCCAGTGCAGAAATATCCAGAATATGGTCTTTCATGGAAGTAGAAGCGAATACGCCAGCAAGGATACTGATGAGTTCCTTCTGGTACTGTCTAGCCCAATAGCCTGCTACCAAGTCGCCAATAGCGGCCATCGGGTCCTTACCAGCCAGTGCGGCAGACAGATTGGAAGCACTCCATTTCTGTCTGCGCATGATGGTAGTGGATACATCTTTCTTGGATGTGATTTTCTGTGCTTCGATAGTCTGCCCTTCTACGATGTTGTCCGCGTCTCCCTGCAGATCTTCGAAGAATGGCATGTTGTGAGTACGTGCTGCTTCGCTTGCCAGGGCATCGAATGCCGGGCTTCTAGTAATAATACCGGAATTGAAAAATGCAGATTTCTCCATGGTTTTCTGCACTACGTATGGATTAAACAGTTCCGGGACGATGATATCGGAAATAGTAGTTCCTGCCATTTGTTTTGTCTCCTTTTAGATTAAATGGTTACTCCGGCGGCCTGTGCGAATGCTTTGGCCTGTTCCGGATTTTCTCTGAGCAGTCTTCCCTGTTCAGTGAGGTTAAACGTATCTTTTGCGAATGGATTGGTGCTGGGGTTTCCTTTTCCGCCTTTGGGATCATACTTCGGGTTAGGGCCGGCCTGCTTAAACAAAAATGCTTTGTTCTTCTGCAGTTCCTTCAGCTGTTCATCCAATCCGGTGATTTTTCCATCGTCACCAAGGATGAGTTTGGTCTTGTCGAACAAGCTGGAAACAATGTCCACATCCTGCGCTTTGTCCACAATAGCCAGTTTGATAGCGTCATTGATACGGAGTTCTTTCATCTTCGCATCGGCTTCTTCCTGTGCCTTCTTGTTGGCATCCTGCAGGGATTTAATCTGGTTCTTCAATGCGTCCAGATCACCTGTAGACTTTTTGAGGGTTTCCAGTTGTTTGTCACGGTCCGCTACAGTAGCGGTTAAGGTCTTCTTTTCCTCGTTGACCTCATTGAAACGAGATTTTGGTACATACGCACCATCTAAGAAAGCAGTCAGCGCTTTTTTCGCTGCTTCCTTTTTATCGGCTGCGATGCCCAATTCAGCAAATAATTCTTCCTGATTCATAAAATCCTCCTCCGGTTTTTACCGTGGTTCACCTGCCACGTTAGGGAATAAAAACTAGTCATCTTTCTTGCCATCCAAATCCCCTCCATAGGGATCAGCCTGCGCATCCTGCTCTTTGCGTTCCTTTTCGATCTGTTTTGCTTCTGCTTCTGGGTCATCCACGAATGGATGGCGGGATAAGATCGTCTTATTGGACACAATGCCCACGGAATTGCTGCACATGGTCACAAGGTCAGAGTCATTTTTAATGGACGTTCTCGTCCATGTCTGTACGATGCCTGCTGTATCCCTCCCATAATGCTGCAGTATCGCATGAAGCAATTCGTCAAATCCCATGCGGAATTGGACTTCCATCTGCCCCGCCTTGAGCTCCAGCAGGGAATAAACGAATTTCATGGCTTCGCCGGAAGTCTTATCCAGTCCCTGCTGCTCCGGATCTACCCCCTGCCCCATGGTAAAGATCGCCTTTCGGGTGATTTCCAGCATCTTATCCCTGGCTTCTACCGGAATATCGATATTTAGAGTGGACACCCCAGACGAATCCCCTGTACCTGCAGATTCCACGGAAATGGTTTTGTAGTATTTCAGGTTCTTCAGGAATTCGTTTAGGTCTTCCCCGCCGTAATTGGTCAAAATAAAAATGACCTCTTGAATATCCTCTAGGTCATTCATGAAACCGCTTAACGTTTTGTCATAAGCGTCTATCAGCTTTTTGATTTTATTGAGATCACTGGTAGCTCGTTGATTGTTGCGGAATGGGATAAACGGCACCCGGCCGAAGTTATGGATAAACTGGTTATCCGCTTCAGACAATCCCGCATTGTAAAAATCAGCAAAGCAGCTATAAGGGGATAGCCTATCCATCGTTTCATCCGATTCCGGGATTCGATAAGCCTCACATTCCCGGTCATTCCAATACTCATAAACCTTGTAGGCGTCACCGTTATCATCGTACTCGCGATACACGCGGAGCACTGCCAGCAGATCATGGGACAATTTGGGCGACCAAATCGGGATAATCTCCTCACTGGGTACTACGGCATACTGGAACTCCCCATTCTCATCTATCCAGTAGTGCAGCCATCCGACCCCTGCATTGGATGCATTGGTGGCCAGCTCTTGGATTCTGCTTGCATAACTGCCTCCCAGTGTATCAGTAATCACCTTGTTGACGTCATCGCTATGTGTATCAAACAAAGGTGGGGCAGTAAAAAGGTAAGACACCTTCTGATCCACCAGCAGGCTGTAAAAGCTCATGGGGATTCGATTGTCTGCCGTGCGCATGGGGTTCTCGATATCGCCCTTTGCCTCTTTCTCCTGCCTGCTGGGAGCGAATAGGATATCATTCAGGTTGTCGTAATACCTGTCAGCCGTCAGGGCCCGCTTTAAGAATTCGCTGTGACCGGTGACATATTTCTGTATCATTTTTCTAGCTACGGTTAAATCCACGTTCTCACCTCCTTAAAACCTTCACTCTAGCCCTAGCCATTTCATTCTGACAGGCGTATCTCGTGGCATCGATCGCGTGGTTGTCCGCGTCAGGGTAGGCAGAAATAAACTGCCCCTGACGATTTCTCTCGTATTCGTAGCAGGTAAATTCCCTGTATGTGTTCGGGCACCTGCGCTTATCAATGTATATCTTCCGCCTTTCCTGCAGCCATTTGATGCCGTAAGCTACACTATCAGGTCCTTTGCGGCATCCGATAATGTTGAAACCCATGTCACGTATTTCAGCAATGCTCTTCGGCTCTGCAGAGTCGGCAATGATCGGTGCCGTGAGGTGCTTGGCGCGCAGGATTTGCGCCACAGCACGATTCGTGAGTTTCTGCTGGTATACTTCATCGAAGATATACAGCTCTTCCTTCTTGGCGTCATAGTGCATTTTAACAAAAGCCAACGGATCGACTGCAAAGCCAAAGTCCAGCCCGCAATGCAGCCTGTCGAATTGTGCAATCATCTCATTGCTCATGCGCAGATCCTCCACATTCTCGAAGACGGCGCCGCCGGTCCCTGTGACCTTCCCCAGATACTCATGCTCGTAGCTCTTGAGATTCTTCCCCTTCAGCTTGTCCGCTTCCAGCAGGAACTGGCTGCCTAGCCATTCCTTCGGGACCTGCAAATAGGTGGAATGGTGTATCAGCCTGTCCGCATCGTCATAGAGCTGTTCTTCATTCACCCAGTTGTTTCTCGACTTTGGCGGGTTGAAAGAACAGAACTCCCAGTATTTATCACCGCCGCGAAGCAAAGACTGGTTCAGATTCCGGATTTCTTCCATACCAGCGAACTGGTCGAATTCTTCAAACCACACCACACCGATATAGCCAAATGGCGGCTTGATGGACTTGAGCTTCATGGGATCATCATCGCCCATGAAATAAATCTTCTGTCCCGTATGCTTCAGGGTGATTTCCGGCGGGGAAATCTTTGCGGAAAACAAACCATTAAGGCCCATAGCATCGATTCCCCATAACACCTGCGGATAAACCGATGTCTTGATGGTGTTCCCGACTTTTCGGAGTACGACCGCATGGCACTTAGGATTTTGCAAAAGCAGGATAGGCAGCATGATACTCACAAAAGAGGACTTCGTACTGCCACGGCCGCCTTTCATCCAATAATGGGTATGACGGTGATGAATGATGTCTTGGAAGACGGCATCAAAAGCAGGCCCCACATGGTCCGCTACGTTAATTTCCATCATCCCCGCCTCTTTCAAACTTGAATGTAATGTGTGCCTCACCGTCAGCATCTTCCGGCCTGTCCAGTCCGTAGCGCTTCGCCAGCTGCACCGCTGCTTTGATACGATCATTAGCCCCGATTTGCTTTTCCATGGTTTTTGCTTTGCTGCAGCCGTCGCCAGTTCCTTCCACAACGATGACTTCCTCTTTGATTTCGCCGCGCATAGAAGACGTCAGAAACTCCATCACTTCTTTTGCTTTCGCAATGCGGTTCTCCTCTATTTCCTTGAGACGTTTCTCCAAAAACGCTTTCACATAAGGCAGATCTAAGGTTTTGGATGCAATGAATCGGGCGTTCTTTTTTGAATACCCGGCTTTAATGGCCGCTTCTGTCTGATTGCCTGTCTCTATAAAATAATCTACCAGTCTCTTTTGCTTTTCCGTTAGTACCACTTCAGCCATTACATCCTTCACCACCTCTGTTTCTGGCACGAAAAAAGCAGGAGTATTACTCCCGCTTTTGTAAGCTCCTATTAGAATTATGATTTTGTACAAGAAAGAGTGTTAAAGGTATATTCTATCTGTACGTCTTTTAATAAAGAAACCTTTTTTAATTTAGTTCCATCAGGAGATTCATAGCCTTGACCTTTCTGTATATTAAGCTTTTTTACAGCATCATATAAAATTTTCTTTGCAGTCTCATCCATTATACCCACCACCCCATTTAATTGATTTTACTTCTTACGGCCATACTATCATGTCCATTTTCAATCAATTTTAAAATATTCGTAATTGCCAGCGTTTGCATAAAAATGTGATGTAGCGTAAGGACGCAATCCTGTAAATCCTCACAATCGCCTTTTTTCTCTTTCGGGAAATTCTCTAACATCTTAACTTTTACGCCCCAATCTGTTAGATCAGTACTATGAATATGCCTATTATGAGCAAAAGTTTTTTCATGGTTAGACAAATTTTCAACAACCTGTTTTGCCTTTTTCTCTTTATCTTCTTCCTGGCTAAACATATTATCCGCCAACCATTTCGTTACCATTGATTTGCCCCAATTGATAGCCTTTTCACAATCTCCAATAAATGTTGGGTGATACTTCCCGATGATGTTAGCCCATATTACTGCGGATGATGGGTCAGTTTTTACATCACGCAGTGCACGTTCAAATTCTTCTACAACCCCGTAACAGGAAATCCCACCAAACTGAGGATCTATTGGTCCAAGGTTTGACTCTTTTCCCATAATAATTACATTAGCCGACAAGGCAATCATCGTGCCCGCAGACATGGCCATCTGCGGCACAAACACTCTAATGTTATTTCCAAAAATTTCCTTTAGATAATATACAAGCGATTCTGTTGCTGCTAAATCACCACCAGGAGTATGAAGGATAATATCAACGCCTTTTTCTCTTTCTTCTTTGGAAATTCCAGCAACCATTTGCATAAACGCATTTTTGTCATTGTCATCAATAGCTGTTGCAGAGATCCCTGGCTTTTGCATAAACGCAGAATAATAGGCGATTACATTTCTTCCTGTATATTCTTTCATCAATCCTAAATATTGGCATCGTAATTGAGCTAATATTTCTTCTGGGCTTTTTAACTTCTCAGCAACTTCTCCCCAGTTGGGCATAGCATTCACTTCCTTCTTTTTAATAATTACAAATACACACAAGGTAATTATTAGTTATAATACCACCTTTAGGTTAAATGTCATAGTGAAGAATGTAAAATTTCACATATGCACAAATTTATAATTTTCACAATACTATTATATCACTTTTCCTCAGGGCTTTTCGGGTCTTCTTTCTGCCATATGGCTTCCAATAGCTCTACACATCGATAGGCAGACTTCCTTGTATAATCCTTCCCATAATGCAGCCGCTCCGCCACCACCCCCCACGGCACACGGTAGAGATAATGTTCCTGTACGGCGATCTTCCCCGGACCATCAGGCACTTTCTCCATGAGTTGATACAGCTCCGCCCGATGCCGCATGACACGTTCCAGCTGCCGGGCAATCTGTTCATTGATTCGCTCCCGTTCCCTCTCGATATTAAGCAGCACATCGGCCAGATCGCCCTGTTGGCCGCCAGATACTTTGTCTTTATCGTACCGGATCGCCTTTACACCGGCATTGTCCGCTATGATCATGTCCTTCTGCCTGCGGGACGTCTCCAGCATCCCAATCTCCCTATACACCTGTCGAAGCAAATCCAATACTCTCACTGATGCCCTCCTATGTCGATGTCAATAGAATGCCAAAATGAAGCAGTGGTAAAGCCACTACTTCATCCTGTACTCAATCCATTCCCGATACAGCTCGCAGATCGCCCCACAGCCACCACGTGGCTCTGTTGCCTTTTGTAGTGGCTGTTACTGCCGCTGGCTGCGCAGCTTCTCGAAGAAATCTCTAATCTCTTCCTCCGTCATCCTTGTTTCTCCTTCTTCTCACGCCGGTGCGCCTCCTGCCAATACCGCTTCTGACAGCCTATGCTGCAGTACTTCTGCCTCGCAGTGTTAGGCTGAAACAGGTGACCACATCCGACGCAGATCCTTGGCTTGTATATCTTCCCACAAAGAGACTGCCTTTTTTCATATTTTCGCTCGAGCGCACGTTTCTTCTTTTCTGCCGTGTCGCTCGCCTCGTAGTACTTCAAGAGGATGACCGCTTCCGGATAGTCGTCTGCCTCCCACCCGCTGTCAGAAAGCTGCCGCGCGCGCGTCCAGAAGGCCGCGTTTGCCATCCACTCCAGATCGAAATGCTCCCGCTCGCTTGGCATGATCCCGATATGTCCACGGGCGTCGCTCTCGATCACCATGAAAAGGTAACCCTTTGTAAGCATGCCCGGCCTCAGGGTATCCTTCGCCAGCAAGAGCTCGGTCACTCTGGCTCCCTTGCGGAAATAGAGGATCATACCTTGGTCGCCTCTTTTCTTTCTGTTGTCAGTGAACCGCTGGAGTGCTTAAACCGCACCCCAGCCTCCTCAAATAAACACTGCCTTAGCTCCGACGGTGTTACAAACCCTTTCTCTACTGTGTCGTAAAGTTCGAGACACATCTCTGCAAACCGTTCTTCCCGTCCATCTTTCTTCATCAGCTCGCCGAAGTGATCATGGATGACCATGACCGGGATCGCGATCAGTTCTTCGAATAGCCTTGATACAGCTTCATTTTTTGCATGTGTCGCTAATTTTTCTGCTTCTTGCTTGACTGCCTGCGAGCACAAGTCTTTTAGATACTCCGGCTTGACCGTGAGTGTAGCGTTCTTATTCTTTTGACGCTCGATTTTCCTGCGCACTTGTCTGCTGAGCAGGGATCCGGTTGTGTCGATCATGCTTAGCCCCTCCTTGTTAATAATATCCGTTTGCATTATCCATCGGGAAGACATGCACCTGCAGCCCCGCGGGACGGGTTGTATCTGCATAAACTTTTTTACACTGAGTCAGAACCACTTGCTTATCGTCCTCATAGGCGATGCCGTTCAGTCCGTCGAGTACGATCTTTAGGATATTGTCGATGTCAGGCTTTCCCGGCGGAAGTTTCCCCGCCAATGCCTCTGCCTTCTTTGCCCGCGTCCATGACTTCGGGATCGGAAAGACTGCCTCGATCACGACCATCACAGCCCCTTCAAAGCAGGGACCGTGCTGCGCTTCATAAGCCTCCGCGATCTGTCGTTCATACGACTTCGTTTTTCCCGGCGTGTAGACAGTCCCGCTTCGCAAAGAGAAGCGCGGCCTTGCTTTGCCCTGCACCTTACCCGGCACGAAGAAATATACAAAACTCATTGCTCCTCCTTCAGTCTTTCCGCCTCTCGCGCAGCCATGGAGTCAAGCTGAATTTTCAGCACGGCAACATCCCGCGCCAGCTGGCCAATGTCTCCCCTGCATTCGAGAATGGCAAGCGCCATGTCTTTCATCCTGCCCCAAGCCCAATACACCAGCATCAGCAATCCGAAAGCGCCGGTATAGACAAGGAGCAGGATTTCCCACTCAGTCTCATCTTATATACATCCAGCACGTCTCTCATGCGGATGACGTAGTGAGGAAGTTCCTCAATATAGAGCCAGCTATTCATCATCTTATATACCATTTCGAGCGTCTGCCCCAAGGTTTCCTCCGAATAATCATTAACTGTCAGCTTTACAGCTTTGATACGGTCTGTGTTGGACAAGTCCGCGTAGATATGCAGATGCCCATCCAAGTCCTTGTCGATATAGATTTCCTTTGGATTTGTGATAATAGCTCCATCTTCTGTCTGAATAATAATCATGATTCCTCCACTGTATACCCATGAAACTCTATCCAATACTGATTGACTTCCCGCATTTTCTTCAAGGCTTCCGCCTCGCCCTTGCACGGGAAGTCTTTGTTTGTCCATTTATCGTCCTTCTCGATGTAGCGATGCATCTGCAGCAATACTTTTTTCTTCGGCGTCCGCCCTGTCCGGTCCGTATAGCTCCGGATCGTCAGCTCGATGCGGTTGGCGCCCTTCACAAGATGGCTTCGCATGACTGACCTCCTAGAGCAGTTCTTTGCAACGTGCGGCCGCATCCATATGTTCTTCAGCGCTGATGCCTAGAGCCTTTGCGACCGTCGCGCACTCATAAGATTCAGGAACATACGTGCACTTATTTGCTGGGCTCCCCAGAGGGATCTCTTTCACATCAGGATGGTCTGCCGCAATGAAAGCTGCAGCCGCTGAGCTTGCAATAGACAAGAAGGCAGCCACGAGCTCACCCTTATCTTTGGCGTCTACCAAAGTCTCGCACCCCTGCTCGCAATTGACCGCGATGAGTACTTCTTTTGTTTCTGGTATAAGAGCTTTCATTTCATCCGCTTTCTTCGCGATGATCTCGTACATCTCTTGTTCTGTCATGATTCCTCCTAAAATACAAATCTGTATTTTCCTGACTTTTTCTGACTGCTTACAAAATCAGCTGATTTGCTATCATAAAAAGATATGCCTAAATCCAGTCAACTCTTTTTCCGGTGAGTGAAGGGGTGGAAGGGGTGGGTGTGTATGTTAAGGAACACCCACCCTTACACCTCCATTCACCGCGTGAGATTAAACGTGGAAAATATATCTATATTTCTTATATAGAGTTTTCCACGTTTATTTCCACTTTTACTACCGCTCGTCTAGTCGTCTGATCCTTCCGTTGCGTCCGGCAATCACTTCATAAACTTGAATCGGCTCGTTTGCTCGTTTCAAGTAGTTTTGAATCGTCTTTGATGAAACCTGCATCTCATCCGCAAGATTGGTTTTGTTCACTACATCCCCGTTCGCTAAATGATGCTCCAGCGTTCGGATGAATTCTTCGTAGCGATCATTTTTGTTCTGCGTCTGCGTGATGTTCCCTTTGACGCGGTTCCCTTCGATGCTGCCCTCGGTACGCTTCGGATCGATATCAGGGGCGAGCGTGTGGAGCGGATACTGGAAGAGGATGGCTTTCGGCTTCGGCGTCTTGAATTCGCGAAGGATGCAGGTACAGCAGTAAGCGACATCGCACCCATACTGTTCCTTTTCTTCCTCTTTCAGCTCGATCGCCGTCAGGTCGATGATGGCGTCTGCGTCGCGGGAGAAGACGCCCGAGCCGCTGCCGCGGTCGGTCGCCCGCTTGGCGCCCTGTGCGCCCTTGGAGTGATGGTGGCAGTAGATGACAGAGCATCCCAGCTCGCGGCAGATGTAGTCGAACTGATTCCCAAAGTACGCCATATCGCTGGCAGCATTCTCGTCGCCCGTGATGACCTTGTAAATAGGATCGACGATGATCGCCTCAAGATGCATGTCCTTACACCGCCGGACGATGATCTTTGCCAACTTATCCATCGGGAGCGCCTTGCCCCTGAGATCCCACACGATGAGATTGCTGGAGCTTGGATGCATCGGCATGCCCTTTGCCCGATAGATGTGTTCCAGTCGGTCGATGAAAGACTTCTCGTCGATTTCCAGATTGATATAGAGGACTTTCCCTTGCCGGCATCCCCATCCCAGAAACTCACCACCGGACGCAATGGCAAGTGCCAGCTGCATCAGCCAGAAAGACTTTCCCGCCTTCGAGGGGCCGGTCAGTATAGCCTTGTGCCCCAGACGGAGGATGCCATCGATCAAGACAGGATTCAGAGGCGGCGGGTCATCGATGACCGTATTGAGCGGGAGGAATGGCGGCAGATCATCCTGCTGCTCCTCCATCCATGCGAGCCATGCCAGATAATCCTTCTGCCCCTGATGGACGCCGATCAGGAACTGCTTCTTGCCGTTCCGCGTGACGCCCGGCATACGGGACAGACGGGACGGGTTCTTGTTCTGCTCGTCGACTTTGAAGCCGTTTTTGTTGCAGATGTCATACATATGGGCGACGCGCTCATAGTATTCCTTCTGTGTCGCGGCATCGACATGGACGATGGCATGCACCGACTTCCCGCCGGAGTAGACGATGGCAGCGCATGGCAGCTGCATCTGGCGGA